GCTGTAACCCTGCTCTATGTCCAAAACGATGTACTTCCCAGCAGTTTTGCCAGCATCCTCACTAGAATATACTAGGTTGCTAGGGTATGAAATTTCTACTATATCTCCTGTTTCAATGAGCGGGTTTGGGAAAACATCTAGCGTGACTACAGTTTGCTGTTTTGACCATTGAGTTCTCATCCATTGGGATAAAGCTTTTGCTTCTGATTCTTTTTGTATCCATGTAGATTCAAATGCTACCTGCTCATCATTTTTAGTAGATGACAGATCTGGATCAATATATTCAAATGGGTCCAGTGGAGCTATGGTTTCCCCAACAACAATAAAGCTTTTTTCTCCGCCATCTGCAAGGTCAACAAATGCCCCTGTATTATTTAAAACAAAGGCATCGATTCCAAATGACGTTGCATCATAGCCAAGCATTGTGACGTTTGGATTTAATATAATTTGAGGGTATTTTACAAACCCTGGTCTTGTAGCATATTTAGTAGATATCTTTTTAATTTCTCTAGCTACTGGCCCAAATTCTTTTATCCATGGGCTTGTACTTGTAGTTGATGAGCCGCCTGATATAAAATCCCCAAACACATTTCTTAGTGATGTTGAAGATCCAATATATGAGCCATAGTTATCGTAAGCATATGACCCAGCAAACTCTTCTTTCTTTAAAGCTGCAGCGTATGCATAGTCAAAAGCAGACTCTCCAGATATTCCAATTAAAGCTATTTTATTTGTCAGCGTTAAAGGCGAGCTATCAGTTGCTGTTATAATCTCATTATTAAATTTAATCTTAAATACTAAAGAGCCAGAAGTCGCCTGCGATACTCTAACGTCTATTCTATAAAATTCTCCTCCAGATACACCAGTAATGGAAGTGTCTTCAGTTTTTTGTGTATCAGAAACCGCAGTTTCAACACCATTAACTAATTTAAACAATTGAACATCTCTAGCATTCAAACCTTTGTTAGCCACATTTTGAGAAGTAGCAATTTTTAATATGTAACCATTTAAATTATCTGCAGAAAGCCCTATGCCTAACCCAGCTGAAACAAATTGTTCTCCAGTCACCCTATCATTTTTGTCTTTAGATAACTTAAAGAATAATGCTGTTCCTATAGAAAAAAATTGTTGGGTAGCAAGAGTTATCCCAGAAATAGGAATAGAGGCACAGTAATATTTCTTCCCATCTACTGGAGCAACTATAGTTAAAAGAGATCTAGATATTAAATTGCCTGAGCCGTCTGTTTGCTTTAATGAGAATACAGAATCATCAACAGTATTTGATTTAGCAGCCAAGTCTAACTTTGACCCTGTCCATTCTTGCTTTAAGCTATCTATATTTACTGGGTGATCGTCACCAACACCTACGCCCTTGCCCGTAGCATTAAAAGAATTTCTTTCTTTAATTCTATATCTAAGAGTAGATTTAAATGAACCTATTTTGCTTTCTCCTAAAAATTTTGCTATATCTGCATCTGAAGTTATCCATTTCTTAATAACTGTATTAGGAGCAGACAAAGGCTCATATTGAAATTCAACTGCGTCATACTGTATGATTTCATTATCTATCAAGAAATAGCCAGACTTATTATAAAAAGATGTATCTGCTAAATCGCTGTATACGCTAATTGGAGATAATGAAACAACGCCCAATGGGCTATCCGTTTCAGACGTTGCAGAAGCTGACAAAGTTGATTGCAACGCCGCTGCACCAATTGCAGCTGGAGGAGATACATAAAGATTGTCTGATGAACCTTGGTAGTTTGTACTAATGATTGGGGTATAAATTACCTTAACAGCTTTAACAGATGGCACAGTTTCTTTATCTAATGAAATAATGTTGGCTAGGTTAGAGCCTTTTGTTTCACTTCTAAATTTAAAACTTGAAGTGCGTGTTCTATCAAATAAATAATCTCTAGGGTAAAACTGCAAAACATCATTATTATCGAAGGTGGCAATCATTTGAGTATCTTTGCATAGATCTTGTATATGCTGCCAAACAGTTTTTGTATCCTCTGTGTACCAATACAATGGAACAATGGTGGCTGAGTCTGTTACGCTAGAATTATTTTTGCCATACGTATTAAAATTATAATTAGTAAATCCTACGCTATCTAAAAGCCTTCTAATTATTGCTTGTGATGGGGCATTCTGTATTACAATATCTGGAGCTAAAATTTCTTGCAAAAACTTTGCTCCGTCTAGACCTTGAATATCCATATCGCCAAACTCAGAAATCTTAAATGAATCTATATAAAATACACCTTGCTGAATAATATCGTTATCTATTTTATTAAAAGGCATTAGCTTAACATTTTTATATAAGCTTATATTAGTTTTATTAAAAGATTGTGTTTTGTCGTATTCTAAACCTTTTCTGTCAAATCCTTCCAGCGAAAGATAAAGCGAATTAGATGTTACTGATCCTACTGGAACAATTCCTGATGTAGCATCTGAAGCAGTTTTAGAAATTTGAAATGAAACAATTCTGTCTGAAATATCCTGTATGTATCTTGCGCCTACTTCTATGACGCCAAGAAAAGAGTTGGCCACGCTAATTGTATTTACAGTAACAATTATTTTTTTAATATTAGCTGGCGCAGATGGCTGTGCAAATTTTGTTGTTGACCAAGACGACCCGTTATAATAAAGCTGAAACACTCCATTGTCTGGCACTACCCCATTTGTAGATATGGTAGATTCCACTCCAGCATGATCTTGAATTTTAATTGACCAATTTGTTGGCTTTGAATAAGATGTTTCAAATTTAACAAGCACTGTGTTTGCAACAGCAGTTTTAGCTACTGGATATTCTACTGTAAAGTTACAATTATCTAAAGATAAGTTTGATGCTTGTGGAGACAACCAAAATTTATATTGATTTTTTGTACTTGAAAAATATGTTCTTACTGGCAAATCGGCTGAAACATTATACTTTGGAATCTGTGTTATAACTTGTGGATTTAAGATAAAATAATTAATCCCCGATCTATCGGGCCTTCTTGGGTCTATTATGCTGGTTAGCGGGAAAAGCTTTTTAAATGGCTGGTATGATTTATTTGTTACAGGGTCTACTTTAGTAACAGTTTCAACTGGAGAGGTTATAGTAACCCCATCAATTAAATCATTCATATTATATTCAATCCAGCATCCGCCAGACATTGAATATGATACAGACTGGTTTAATTTATCTAAAGTGCCTTGGCTTACTGTCTGCATTATACTTCTTCCAGTGCAATACTTACATCCCAAAATAACTGAGCTGTGTCAGTTGCATTTGCTTTTACATTTCTTTTTATAATATTAAATGAACAGGATGTGAAGCTTGCTACAAAATCTTCTGTCCTGGAAGAATTATAGGCTATTCTTACATTAAATGAACCTTGTCCTTTAGCACTTAAATAAAATGCCTTTATATCTTCCGCTCCCCAGCCCCCATCAACCGTCATAGTCGAGTATGAGGGCACCATAGACCAGGAGGTGGACACGTTCTTCTTATCGGCTATAAACAGCTTTCTAAGGCTTCCATTGGCCATTCTAGTACTTTGCTCAATGCGTTGTACATCTACTGATATTGGAGATCTATTATGCTCAGTTAATTTTTGCCATGTGCCAGCTGCGTCCTGTATAAACAGGGCGGAACCTACGGGCAATGCTAAAGCTGTCATTAGATACTCTTTCCTTGTCCAACCATTTTAACATTAACCTTGGCCTTTTGTCCAATAACCACTTCGGCTTTCTTTACAATCATATTTGACAATGCTTCTACATCCATTCCTTCAGAAGCGTAAATAGTCTGATTTACAACATATGAAGAACCTGAAACTCCGCCATCCTTTAAGCTATATTGAGCTTTGTTAAAATTATATCGTGGGGATGCAGCAGCTAATGTATTCATGACATCATTTGGCATAATATTAGCACGATCTTTTAGGTGTATAAGCTCTGGCCCCTTTTCTCCAACAAGGAACATTCCCTTACCGCCCATAACTCCAGTAGCAGCTTTTTTAATTGCCTTTGTCCCGACTTTTCCTGTAGCTTGGTCATAGCTATATATTAAACCAGTCGCAGTATCTGATGCATAAGTTTTGTTATTCCATTGAAATAACTCTCCATTAAATCCAGTCTCTGTGATTATTTTTTTGCTTTGTCCTTGAGAAAGAACATTTTTATAAGCAGAGTAAACATCTTTGCCTTTGCCAGTTAAAACATCTTTGCCAAATACTGTGGAATTAGATGTGCTAGTTGGTTTGCCATTTTGCTTATTAACTGCATTTACAATATCTTGAAGAGTTGCTCCACCCTTAATGCTATTTGCTGCCGCTTCATCTACGCCTGTGCCAGCCTTAGAATCTGAAAGTATTTTAATTGCATTTTGTTGTGGAGATATAGGAACTTTTTTACCGTTCTTATCTGTTGTATATCTGTCCATCTTTTTGCCAGTTGCGGCTTCGTAAGCAGCAACTAACCCAGCTGCGGCTTCTTTATTTTTTGTAGCATACTCTTCGACTGATACTCCAGCAATTTTAGCATTTGCATAAAGAGCAGTCATTGAATTATTTACTTTATCAATTGCTGCTTGCTGTGTGTCATATTTAGCTTTTATCTTATCCAAGCTTTCGCTAGCCAAGGCTGCGCTATCTGAAAGTTTTTGCTGCTTATTGCTCATTGCTTCAACTGCAGCTTTAAGTGGCGCATTTGCAGCTTCATTGGCCTTGTCAATTGCTCTCATTTGAGCGTCTGTTTGCTGTTGAGAAGTTAATGACTCTAAATCAATTCTTAATGATTGAGCTTTTGCTGTATCTCCAGTAGCTGAAGCATTTTGCATTTCAAGTCTAGTTTTTTCAATCTGTCTTCCTAGATCTGCATCAGCTTGAGATGCGGCTAAAGCTTTCTTTCTAGCTTCCGCAAGTTTATTATTTGCCTCAATTTGTTTATTTAATGCAGCAAGCCTATCTCTATCTGAAATCTGCTGTGCGACTGTCTGACCCTTAATTGCCTTAGTATAAGAAGCAATTTGTCCCTTTAATTTATCTAAATTAGCATACTGTTCTTTTAGCATTCCAGTTCTATTAGTTGCTTGAACAGAAGCGCTTACAGAAGAAAATATTGCAGCTACAGTTTTAGTAGTTTCTGCATCTAATTTAGAAAGGTCCCCCTTATATCCAAGCGCTTCAAGTCTTATTTTTTGCCATACACTAATTAAAGTGTCAGTACCATTAATTATCTTTTTAACTTGTGGATTAGTTTTTGCTAACTCATCAACAGTCTCTTGAGTAATCTTTGTTCCAGCTTCTTTTGAGTTATTAAGCCTATCAAGCATCATCTTTTCAGCTTCTGTATAGCTTAATGATTTGACTTTGCCAGTAGTATCTTTAGCAACAAGTCTTTCTCGTTTTGCAATTAAATCATTGATGCCAGTTTCAGTAGCCATTAATGCTGTATTAAGTGATGCAGCTCTTTCTTTACTGCCCTCATTTTTTGTAGATTGTCCAAAGCTGGAGACAGCAGACACTGCCGCTGTCTGTGAATCTGTAATAGCTTTAAACTTAGAGTTACCCATTGTCGCAGTAATTGACTGATCTTTTTTATTTGAAAGTCTTAGCATTGTATAAACTTTTTTAGTTGCTTCATCAGCAGACATTCCTGCTGCTATAAGCTGTTCTTTAATTCTACGAACTGCATCGGGGACCTTAGTAGATGGCTGACGGTTTAATGCTTTAATTTGTTCCCCAAATGTTTCTTTAACTTCAACCTTTAGCTTCTTGTATTCTGCAATAGTCATTTTGAACGGTGTCCCACCATCCTTCATACTTTCATAAGTGAGCTTATTTGCAGCTTGCAGATCTCTTGCATCCTGTATAGCATCTTTCATCTTTGAGCCAAAATCAGTAAATCTTACTCCAGCCTTTTTAGCTGCTTCTGCTGTCATTCCAAATGTAGATATATTTAAGGTCTGTCCTTCTTTATAATGCTTCCACATTTTGTATCCAGCAATTCCAGCCAACGTTACTGCAGCTAGTGGTGCAACTAATCCAGCTGCTGCTGCGGCTGTAGCACCAAATCCTGCTGTGGCCATACCTGATGCAGCAGCGCTTGCTGCTGCACGAGTAGCGATTGCTTTTCCAAGTGAGGCTGCGACTTGTGGGCCAGCCATCGAACCAGCAATACTACCCATCATTGCGCCATTTTGACCACCAAGCTTTGCGCCAAGGGCTGTACCCACAGCCATTCCTCCAACAGTTCCAATTGTGCTTCCAACAGCACCTTTACCAAAGGTAAATCCATTTTCATCTTGTCTTGTAATAGCTGGCAAAATATTTCTATTTCTTAAATACTGAACTGGGTGTAACATATTTGAAGTTGTGTATCTAGCATTTGCGCCAAAGTTTTGAGCAAGGGTAGCTTCTCCAAATGCTCCTGGCTTTACTGCTGCTGGGCTTGCACCCCAGCCCTTAATGTATGAACCAAAATCTTTTACTTTACCAGCAGCAATTTTACCAGTATTCATAAGAACAGTTCCAACTTTTTTACTTTCTGTTCCTAAATAGTTTACTCCAGACTTTATATCTTGAGCTACCATCTTTGATCCAGTAACCATTTGCTGTCCAGAATATTTTAGAGCTTCTTTTGACTTAAGCAATTCAGACTTAACTTTATCAGCATCATCTTTTATGCTTGTGCCTAAAGCATAAATTGACATTCCTATTTGCTGTCCAGCTGACTTTAAAAGAGCTTCTGTTTTATTTAATGTAGCATGCCCAATTGTTAAGCCTGGTGCATACGGCAAAGATCCCTGTGCGGAATATACATTAGTTCTGACTCCGCCATTTCCAACTATTGTTGATCTTCCTACAGATAATGGACCATCAACATATTGTGGCTGTGTAATATCTGCTGGTGTAAATGCAGCAGCACGTGCTGCTTTAGCTGCTGCGGCAGCTGCTGCTTTAGCTGGGTTTCCACTAACTCCATATGCTCTTTTAGCACGACTGATTAGCCCACCAATTTCATAAGAAGGTATTATACCTCCAGAGTTTTTAGGAACAAATAGCTCTGGGCCTTTTTCTCCAACAAGGTACGGCCTACCAGCATTAACTGGACCACCATGTTCACGAGCAGCGTCTACAACTGCCTGTAACTTTAATTTATTTTTACTTGCAGCAACAATTCTAAATTTACCGCCCATATAAACTTCACTCTCATTTACTGGGACTGGGCCTTGTGCTGAATGGAATGTTAAATCTGGAAAAATTTCAGAAGCTGGTACTGCATTTCTATTTTTAACAGATGCAACCATCTGCAACTGCCCAAATCCTTCAGCTGTATCTGGGTTCTTGCTCCATGAAGAACGGCGCATAATAAATTCTTTACCAACAAGGTCTTCCCATTTGCCTTGTTGAATAAGAGTACTAATTGATGCAGGCAAAGAGTTAATGTTTCTAACACCTCTATGCAAAGTTCCGCTAAATTTAGTTCTAAGTGTTGATAAATATGTTTGTACTGCTGGATCATTAATTGCGCTATAGTCGCCCTGCATATAATTATAAAGAGCTGTCTTTGCTCTTGTTTCTAATGTTCCAGTTTCAAATGCTGTGATCGCACCCTCACGCTTTGGTATATAGCTTATCTTACCAGCATTTGGTCCTCTATCATTTGAGTATGGATAGTAGCTTCCTCTGTATCTAATTTTTGGTGCAACATATTGATTACGAACATGCATAGCTGGTTGGAATTTACCAATTTGAAGTACACCATGTGCTGGATCCGTATTGCCTAAGTTTTTAATCTTTTCATTTCTAATAATCCATGAAGGAAGTTGTCCATAATTCTTTTTACTTCTATTTATAAGCCCGCCAATTGCTCCACCCATATTAAAGAATGAAATGCCAGAATCTGTTGCAATAACACTTGAGCCAGATCCTCTAATACCAGAACCTCTTAAAGTACCAACCTGGCTCATCTCATCATAAAAATTAGCAGCTGTATTTGGGACTTTAAGTTTTCTTAAATTAGTTGATAAAATTTTACCAACAAACTCTTCAAACGTGTCAGTCTTTACACCAAATGGCTTTGTTCTATTTCTAAGGCCTTGCTGTACTTGAGACCATGCATCATTAAATATTCTGTCTACATCTGCTTTAGGATATCCTAAAAGACCTGCAGCACTCTTCATAGTTGAAAATGGGTGTATTGGTGATCCATTTAAAGACTTCAGTATTGTTCTTGGATCCCCACCAGAATTAAGTGAAAGATTTCCTCCAGCACCATATCTAGGCTGAGGGCCTAATAAGCCTGGACTTACATATTGACCATTTTCATTTCTAGCAATAGCTGGGGCAAAGTGACTTCTATCTACACCCTTCCAAATTGCATTTACATCTGCAGCAGGAAGCGCCTCTAATTCTTTTAATGTATATTTTGAGCCATCAGGCTTATTGATTTTCCAGCCAGAGTTATGACTTGTAATTAAATCCATTCTTCTAGCATTGGCATCCGCACCAGTTGCTGTTGAATAATAATGTCTAGGAAGTCTATTACCTCTTATTAAAGCGGTTCTTCTACTTGCTGCTTTGGACCATGATCCAGAGAACATTTGCAGAATTTGCTGTGCAGATGGTCTGCCACCGTAAGATGATCTTGAAAGCTTGATGCTACCACCAGCGGCATGGTGTGGAAGTGGAGTGCCATTATTTGCAGCATGGACTGCATCAAAAAGAGCTGGATTATCTTGTATGCCTGGTCCAAATACTGTTTCTTTTGGAGTAAGCATAGCAGTAATTTCTCCACCACTATTTTTATATGTTGATGGTGCTGCTGCAACTAGTGCTGCATTTCTAGGGTCTAATGATGCTGCTTGATTTAAAACATACCCGCCAACTGGCACTGTACCTAATCTGTCATCATAGCTAATTGATGCTGGACCAGATACCTGAGTTTTATTTGCTCCGAATGACTCTACCTTACCACCAGTATTATATTTTCTAGGAATTGTTGTATGCATGCTATATCCAGCACCAGATGTTCTAACTCCTAATTGACGTGCTATTGTATCTACTAGTTTTGATGTTTCAGTTTTATGAAAAAGCTCTTTCATATTTGACTTACCAGTGGCACTTACAACTGGTTGAGTTGTTAATGGAACAGTAGTAAGATTTACAGATCTTGCTTGAGTTGCTGCTACAGCAGATGCTGTTTGAGCCATCATTGATTCTATTTTAGCATTCAATGTAAATATCTTTGCTCTAGCGCCATCTACTGTTAACTTGCCAACTTCTAGCTCTTTAACAATTAGCGCAGCTTCATCTGCAGCTAAGGATGTAATTTGTGTCATCTTTGGAAGCAAAGCCTGGTAAGAATCGGCCAAAGATGCAGTTATAGTTCCTGTCGCAGCTACTTCTGTTTTTAATGTTGCTAATTCTGCTTTTGACTGCATAGCAATTGCCGCTGTCATTGAGTGCCACTTAGCAGCTTCGCTAGCTACAATTCCAGTAGATACACCATTTACTGATGTTATACCTGGTATCTTTGGCATATCATTATTCATATAAACTTGAGGAGCGTTAGATATTCTTTGATTTACTGGTTTTGGTCCTGGGACAGTTGAAAAAATTGTTTCGTTTGCTCTTTGTTCTGCAGTCTTTGATCCTGTTGGGATAAGGTGAGACATGTCTCTAGAGTATGGCTGACCAACCAATGGATTATTTTTATCTACAATTCTTCCTCCGCCTGGAAGCACTGTATTACCAGCAACTGTAGACATGCTATTAGCCGTAGCAACTGTTGAGCTCATTGCATTTTGCTTTAGCTTTTCAAATGACGCTGCGAGTGTAAGTACGGCATCTGAGAATGTTGCTGCAGCTTTGGTGTCATTATAGAATGATTCTTCAACTGTATTAGCAGCTGCTGAAGCAGCCATTAACTCAGGAGTTAATAACTTAAATCCTGTACCACCCTTACCAATATTCTTTAACGCAAATATACCCTTGATAATATAACCAAAGAAGTTTGCAAGCACACCAGTAAGCATAATGATTGGGCCAGCAATTGCTGTAAGCCCTCCAATAAATCCTAGCACTGCTTTAATTGGTGCTGGCAAATGCCCAATAAATTTAACTATTCCATCAATTGCATTTAATACAAATGTTCCAACTTTTAAGAATTGCTCTCCAATAGTTACAAGATCTGCTTTTACAGATTCTAAAGCTCTCTTATATTTACCAGAAGCTGACTCTGTCATGGTCTTTAATTCTCGTGCAGATATATTAGCTAAATCTGTAGTGCTTGCTTTCATCAAGTCAAGGACCTGAAGTGTTTGGCTTCCTTGCTTTCCTAAATTCTCAAATAGAGCATTCATTCTTGCAAACTGGAACTTACCAAATAGTTGCTCAATTGCTTTTGCTCTATTTAGTGGATCTAAAGTATCTAATGAATCTTTAAGGGCCATTATAGTGCCAGTTAAATTACCAGCATTTTTTGTAACAATTCCGCCTAAATCAATTCCAAGTCCGCTAAACATATCTTTGGCAACTTTAGTTGGGTTGATAATAGATGCTAATGCAGATTTTAGTGCGTTAGCACCTTCAGAAGCGTTAATACCACCTTCACGCATTGCTGTTAAATAAAGCGCTAAATCTTTTACGTCTCCGCCTAATGCTTTTACTACTGGACCAGCTTTAGGAATTGCTTCTACTAAATCCTGCAAGCTTGTTGATGTCTGGTTTTCAACTGCGTTTAAGAAGTCAATTGATTGAGCGAGCTGTTGTGTATTTTGACCAAAGGCTGTTTGAATAGATAGTGTAGCTTTCATGGCTTCTTGTCTATCAACTTCACCAAGCACCGCAAGTCTGGTTGTTTCTCTAGTGGAATTTAAAAGATCATTACCTTGCTTTCCAGTTGCAGCAATGTCTGCAGCAAGTGCAATTGTATCATTGACATTAGCGCCAAGTCCAGAGGCAAGTTCTCTTGATAAAGCAGAAACATCTTTTCTTACCTGCAATAAATCTGCTGTAGATGTTGCTGTTAGTCCGCCATAAACCTTTGTAAGTCTAGTTAGTTCTTGATCTGCCTGCTGAAATGCTTTTGCCGCTGCCATTCCAAATGCTGCAATTGGAACTGTCAAACCAACGGTAAGCTGTCTACCAGCCCACTGAGTATTTTTACCCCAATTGATTAATTGACCAGCGCCATCACTCATGACCTTGTTCATGATAGAAAGTTCTTGTCTTAACAGAGCAGATTTATTTTTTGTTCCGTCTAGTCCAGATTGAACCATGACATTGTATTGCATTAAGCCCTGAGCATTTTTGCCAAGTGGCTGCACTATTGCATTTTCTAAAGCTACTTGCTGCTTAGCTAATTCTTTTACTAATGAGCCAGTCTTTTTTGTATGGTCTTGCCAGGTCCTAAAATAATCACCAAGCTTCATCCTACCGCTGTCTAAGTTTTGCCCAAACTTAGTTACATCAGATGTTAGAGTTACAAAGTGTCTGGCAAACTGGCCAGTGGAGCGCATGGTTTCGTCAAACTGACGATTCATGACTCCAACTTGGCTAGTCAGGTTTTTATTTAAACCAATTGTTGTTGCCTGAAGTTTTAAGAGTTGCGAAGTAACGGACTGTAACTGCGCTGTAAGACTATTAAAATTAGCCGTTGCAGTTATATTCGTTACTATATTTTGTTCTGACAACTCTTACTCCTTTTTGTATCCGAGTCCAGCTCCGATACCAAATCCTGCTTCTGAAGCAAACTGACCTTGTAATGAAACAACATCAGACGGATCTGTAGTTATTCCAAGAGCTCTTCTTCTTACATCTTCAAAGCTCTTGCTTTCTTCTTGTACTCCACCCTCAAGTTCTACTCCTTGAATGGAGGCCAGAAATTTTCTTTTTTCTGTTTCAGTCTTTTGCATTGCTGAGAAGGTTTGAATCAACTCTGGCATTGAAAGACTATCTTCAAGCTCTTCGTAATTCTTATAGTTTCCTATTAGAAATACTTCTCCTTCTAGTGCAGCTAGATCTAGTTCTGACCAGCTAGAACCGCTGCCGCTAGCAAATTTGGATCATCCATCTTAATTCCGCCACAAACCTCAAGAATTCGGTTAATTGTTGGAACATCGAGTACGTCCTCAAATGCATCTCTATCTGCTACCAAATCTGGAAGCTGCTTTTCAAGTGCTACTGCACAAGCATCAATAAGGATAGTTAGGGTTTCATCTTCTGTAGTAACTTCTGCTGTCTTTGCAATAGCTGCCATAAACTTGCGAAGCTCTTTAATTGTTAAAGGCTTAAGCTTTACGTTTGCGCCATTCTGTAGTTGAATCTCTTCTACATCATATACTGTTGTTGCCAATTTAATCCTCCTAGGATATTCTCTTAATTATTGTATCATATCACAAATACCAATACAATAGAAAACCCCCCTAATTTCTTAGGGGGGAATTCATTAATTAATAAATATTAATTAGATAGCAAGGACACGGTCTACGATAAATCCGTATTCCTGTCCTGCGTTTGCTGAATCACCTGATGGAAGCAAACGGAATGTAACTGGGAATGTTGATGCTGCGTTACGAGCCAAAGAGAACTGTGACTGCTGTACAGAAAGAACACGACGTGCATAGTATACACGCTCAGTTGCTGTTGCTTCAGATGTTGGTGCCTGGCCTACTGCAATAAGCTGACGCTCTGTTGGAGCTTCGCCAAGTGCACCACCAGCAAGACCGAGCTTATCGGTTGCTGTAAGGCCTGTGCCTGCTGAAGAAAGTGTTGTTGAACGCTGACCGAATACAGCAAGAACGTTCTCAAGAGTTCCTTCTGCCATTTCTGTTGCGATCATAACTTCCATTGACTCCTTGAAAAGCTTTGCTGTATCAAGAAGCTGATCTACTGTTACTGAACCGTATGATGGGTTGTATGTAACCTGAAGACCGTTGTTTGTGTAACCTACGTTACGGTATCCGAACTCTCCAGCTGTCTGGTCGATGTCGTTAAGTGTATTTGTAAAAGATACTCCAGACTCATAAGCGTAATCGCCTTGACCTGGCTCTGCGTTAGCTACGTATCCTGATGTTGTTACGTCAATGTTTGAAATAAACAATGGTGACGCACCAACGAGAATATTTTTAGCATTACCTACGTTTTGTGCCATGTTGTAAAACCTCCGTTAAATAAATATATATATATATTGACTTACTATAAATCAAGCTGGCTAGGCTCATTTCCTCTTGGTATAAGTTTATCTTACAATCAACTAAAAGGCAAACTAATCAAATCGGCCATTTTGGCCTACTGTCCTTGAATACTTGACCTCAAGGATGACATCCGCAGATAAGAATCCAGCTAATTCTTGAGATGGCTCAGTAGGGGACATTTCCAGTATAAGGGTGTTATGGAAGATAATTTTATCAGTAGATTTTGATCTATTTAGATCTCTAGCCGAATCGTCCATTCTTCTAAATACATCTATCATCATGTTTCTAATTGCATTAATTTCAGAATAATCTGTTGAGTATATTGTAAATGAAAGCTTCTCACAGCATATCATCCAGTTCTCTTCATATGTTGCGCCTATCTTGTCATAGACTATATGGGTTTTGCCGCTTAAAAATTGATTGAGTTCTGGGGATTGCTGCACTGGGATAATTGGGATAAATGATTCTTGCAAATTATCTGCATAATAAGATTCTGGGTCTATAATGCTATTAGATACAAGTTCTTCCCATAGGTGTCTTCTTATCTCATACATTGCGTCTATGCTATAGTTTGTCATTATGCTACCCCTCCAAATTGTTCTGTTAATGCCGCATCTGCCTGTAATCTAATTGTACCTGGAGTAAAAGAATAACGCACCTTGGATATATAAGAAGGCACCCTCATAGCTTTTTCAAATTTGGCTCCAAATATATTTTGAAACCCAGAAGCTTTTATAGAATTAGATACCAATGGTCCGCTAAAATATCTGCTATAGGCAAGATCAAATTGATTTGTTGATGCTCTGCCTCCAGGACTTTTTACAGTGACTGATTGCCCTTTAGGCATAAACACCATATTACCATCTATTTCAAAAACTAATCTTTCTGATGACTTTGGTCTTATTATTATTGGCATTCCTTTTTCCATAACAGAGGCTTTTTTAGCAAATACGTACCTGCTTCTCTGGCTTCTATTTTTTGTAGGTACAGAAGTTTTTGATAGCTTAAATTCGTAATTTAATTTAAAAGATAAACCAGTTGAATCTAGCTTATTTATTTTAAAAAGCCTACCTGATGCTTGGCCTACTTTATTCCATTCATATACATGGTGTAATGATTTTGGCTTTAAGCGTGCTTGAGAATCTATAAAAAAACCAAAGTCTTTATCGATTTGATCAAATATTGTAGTTTTAAAAAGTTTTTGAAAAGCTTTATTGGATGTCATCTTAGCTGCGACATTTGCTTGATAATATAAGAAAGCAGATATCTGTGCAACGTTACTATCTTTCAGTGTGCCAGACATAGACGAGCCAGCCATTAATCTTTCTAGTCCAGACGCCGCTTGCAATAATGCTACTTCACTATTCTCCAATTATCTGATTCTCCGACCTCTTGGCAATTGAGTTATAGCCAATGATTACTCCAAACGGATCTACAATTGGCGTTACACCAATTATTTCAAATACTGTAGGTGTGTCTGAAGGATAGTCTAGTTCTGTCCATATGGCATTACCTTTTCTATCACGAATATTTGTAACTTTATGTCTTATATTTAATTTACCAGAAGTTCTAATTTGAACAGTATTTTCATTTTGATACCTTGCGCCAATAACTTGTTTATCGCTACTTCTGCTTGCACTTGAATTACTGATAACGCCTTTAGCACTACAAGGTACAGTCTGTGAATAATTCCACTGCTTTTTTATTGCACCAGTATTTGGATCTTGTGTGTCTGATTGCACATAAACATCTAAATATAATTGCAGTACTGAATCTACTATATTCATCTTAGAAAGCCAGCATACCAGTAATCACATATGGAGATAACAATTGATCTGCATATAGATTTCCAGTTCCTCTGTGTGCATCTTCCATAAAATCAAACTTCCAGTCAAATGTGCTGACGCCTTTAACGTATTTATTTCTCCAAGCAGTATCTTTTTCAAAGAACTGACCGATTAATATAATGCATGCTTCTTCAACATTATCTGGAACAGATGACCATCCAAAACGACCTTGTACGGAGTATCTATAGTCTTTCTTAAATGCGCCAGATGAACCTCTATCATTAATAGACGGAGGCACTAAACCATTTGATGTATATACAACATTATCTGCCATATCTTGTCTATTAACTCTAATTCCAAAACCTGACTCTGAAACAAATGGGTCGTAAATCCAGTTTTTAACATTATTAATCTTATCAATTAAAAGAACGTCATTTTCATAAACTTCATGGATTTCATTTAATTTAAATGGTAGTGGAAGTATATCTGATGCACTTCCATAAACAATTTGTCTATCATCATACAAATAAAAGAATTGAGCTGTATAAATCTCAATTAATTTTCTGGCATATTTTTCAGCCATCTGTAGTTCATGATAAGTTTTATATTCTGGATCTCCTGGATCTGTGCCAAAATTGAGATCTTCCATTACATCAGACAGGTTAGCATATGGTGTAACTACATCTGTAAAATAAGAGTGAGATGCTTCATTCCCATCTACAGAGTAGTTCCACTCAATTCTAAATTTTCTATTTCGTCTACAATACTCAAAGGGGATGACAATTTGATATGTCCCTCTATCTATATCAATCTTCGTAGCAGTTAATTCCAACACTGGTTCGTTTGGACTAACTGTAGGATTGATAGTATTGTCCTCAGATATGTCATAGATTGTTGCTGTTACAATATCGTTATCCGCATCAACGATTTCACCACCCCAAAATATTTTGGTTTTAATTGGTGATGTATGATCCTTATAAATCTCTGCCATATCCTATATGGTTACTTTTAGCCGTAATAATCCTGTACTTCTTTTGGTGTGGCTAAACGAAACCCCTCCTCTTTATCAAAAATTTGTTGAGCTTTATCTTTATGCATTGCTACAAATGGGTGATCTTTTGTAAATGTATATCCCATAATATCATATCTAAAGTTTGCTCTTGTCATCATAACCAATACGGTATCCTCTGTACGTTCTGCCTTTGGATCAAATACTGGAAGGATTTCAATCTCTTCTTTTGCGTCCTCTACGTCTTTGAGTGTCTTCTCATAAACTGCATAAGTTACGCCTTCTTCTGCAAGGGCTGCGATTATGTCTTGCTTGTTTTTTAGGCCTTCTGTCTCAACTGCAAACTCTTCTGCAATCAATCTAAGTTCTGCGACCTTTAATGTGTCAAAAGACATTTATTACTCCTTTTTCTAGGTAAAACCATTATAGCATTGTATAATTAAAATGAAAAGCCCCCAAAATTAATTGGGGGCCTTTCTTAGATTAATTCCTAATTAGGAAGCAACCTTAACGTTCTTAACAACTACCCAAGCATCTGCCTGCTCGATCTGAACGCCGACTCTTGTGTACATTGTGTACTCAATTGAGTCCTTGCGTGGCCAGAAGAAGCGGTAAACAGTTACATCACGCTTAACACCAATAACAACGTTATTTGGGAATGTCAAGTGGACGTCTCCGTGTGAACCTGTGGCCTGTGAGTAATCTCCAGCCTGTGTTTCTGGAAGTAGTGGAACTTCAACGATTGGAATACCAAATGCGTATGGTGCAACGTATCCTGCTGGGCCTGATACTGGTGCAACCTCACCACGGATGATGCCAGAAGCAATATCCTGTGGGTTAACGTTCTGAATATTCTGTGATGTTGAGTATAGGTAATCCTGGATCAAGTTTGATCCTGCAAGGAAGCGGAGGTCTGTACGACGCTGCTTGTACTTACGTGGAAGTGCCTTAAGTGCAGAGTTAAATACTGCACGAGAAAGTCCTGCACCTGCTGCGTCAACTACGTGACCGTGTGCCTTAGACTTCTTGACTACACCGTCAAATGCCTTATAAAGTGCATCTGATGAAAGTGCTGTATCACCATTAAGAAGAACATCTTCGATGTCGTTTCCAGCCTGTGTTGCCATCATACGTGCGATGTGGTCTTCTAGATCTGGACCTTCGATGTTATCTTCTAGTGACTCTGTTGAGAGTTCCCAGTCGAGACGAAGCTTCTTTGTTGTGAGAGAAATCTTTGAGAATGTAACAGCTGCGTTTGATGCAGTGTTATCTCCTTCTGTAGCGAGCTTCATAAGCTTCTCGCCAATTCCGACTCTGTCGATTTCTGTGGTGTCTGACTTCATTCTGACAGTACGTGCGACCTTACCAATTACGGTTGCGTCAAACATATAGTCTAGGAAGCGAGCAGACTGTTCTGGATTGAGGAGACCACCGTTGCCATTTTCTGACCCTACGTGTGTTCCTGTACCACCAGTTGTTGATGCGAAAGTACCTGTAGCTGTTGTTCCAGCTGCGATTGCTTTCTCTAATGTTTCATTGCTCATTATTATTTCACCTACCCTAGTTAAATATTTCGTTTACGGAACCGAGGAAAGAACCGTTCCATTTTGATTTTGTTGTTGTTGCTACCAAAGACCCGCCAAGGTCTGAGGACTTCTTAATTGCTGTATCGCCTTCTACGGCATCTACACGCTTCTGAACACCGTCGATGGTGCTCTTTATTTCTGTTACAGCTGCACTAAGTGCGCTGTGTTTTTCTGCTAACTCTGTAATCTGAGCATTTACGCCCTTGCTAAAAGTCTCTACAGTTTCTTTAATTTCTGAAACCTGTACTGCATTTGCCTCTGTAGCCTTGCTAAGAGTATCTGCAAAGAATCCCTTTAGGTCTACTAACATTTTTGCAAAATCAGGCTCTTCAACTTCTACTGCAGCATCTGCTTGAGGAGCATCAACCGACTTAAAGACATCTACAGAAGCAGAGTCTGCATCTTCTGCTGAATCAGCAGCTGGTGCATCTTCAACAACAGGAGCATCTGATGCTGCTGCAGTCTCTTCAACGATTTCTGTTTCTGCTGGTGCTTCTGCAACTGGTGTTGCTTCTACAACTGCTGAATCTTCAGTGTGTACGTTTAGTTTTTCCACTTCATTACCTCCTTGTACGTTTGCCTGTTTTGCTACGTTTTGTGTTGCAGGCAACGGAACTCTTGACTTCTTAAATGAAGCAAGAATCTTATCTATCTCTTTTGATTTGTTTATGTCTGAGCTTTCAACCCATCCAATTAGTGTAGCTTCTTTTCCAGTGACTGGAGAAGAATATGTTTTGTCTGTTGAGATAAAAACAGAATCGCTTTCTTCACAATAAAAAATATTTTCTGTAATGACATCTGCTGCCATGCCTTTAAATACTAGCTGGCCATTCATTTTTTCAATTGAAACAATGTTGCACATTTCGTTTGCTGGAGAATCTACAATAGACAATTCTACGAGATCATACTCTTTGATAAATCTAACTGCTTCTCCTGTTGCTTTGTTAACTTCATTGTCTGAATCTTTAATTTTCCCGCCAATTGAAAAACCAGAAAGAGTGCCATCAAGAACTTTTTCCCAAGTATCTTGTGCACCCTTTGAAATGTAAGATGTAACATAAACTCCGTTATAAAATGTCTGAGACTTTTGATCGTAGTATGTTTCTGGCTTAAATGAAACAACTTTACCAACAGCAAGAGGCTGATGCATCTCTCTTAGATTACCTCTAAAGTTTTCAAATGCTTTGATGCTTGCTTCTGCAGTAACAACATCTCCTGTTTGATCTACATTGTCTAATGTAGCAAAACCAGAAACAGTTCTTTTCTCCCTATTCACTTTTGTGAAAGGGACAGCTAGATGGATGTTTTGGCCGTCGGAGGACCACTGAGCTTTTTCAATGTTCATATGCTTAATTTTATACGTGTCTATCTAAAAAAGCAAATAGCAGTTGATTGGATTTAGTCAACCCTTTTCCCGTCGCCTTTTGCATTTCTGCCTTCGCCGACTTTATCTGAAGAAGCAGCAGATCTCTGAGAATCCCTGGCTCTGGTTTTGCCTGCAGTTGCTTTTTGATCAGCTGCCTGCTGTGGCTTTAATTCAACCATTTCGTCCCCACCCTCAACAGGTATCATGCCTTTTTTAATTCTAACTTCATTTGGAGTAATTACCTGCATTCTTAGATATCTTTCATCTATTTGTGACTGAGTATCTTCGTCTGTAAGTGTAAGCTCCTCAAATTTAATTTTTAAAGCATCTGTCTTTTCTTCAATAATAGAATTAATTCTTTTTTCTAATCTCATTTGAGCTGGACGACAAACCTGCTCTTTAAATGTTTTGTCTGCATCTCTAGCATTTGCCAAAGAAACGCCTTCTGGAACGCCAATTTTATTAATTGGAACTCTGTGAGCTAAAAGTATTTCGTCTCTATTTGACTGTCTATAAATATTAAATGATGATTCTTGAGCACCAGCTTCAACTGGCTCCATTTTAAATTCAACTTTATTATCTGGGGTATCAGCTGGAAGAGGAATATAAAGTGATCTATGATTCTTACCCTTTAAGCCAACCTGGAAAAATTCAAGAAGTTTTCTTTCTGACTCTGGTGAAAGCTTTGCGCCCTTAACTGTAATAATATATCTTGGGACCGCTTTATTTTCAAAGTAGTCTAGGTTATATCTTCCAGCAAACTCATTACCAGCGAGTGCCATTTGAGCTGCCACAATATCTGGTATGCCATAATAATTATTCATAGGTGTATATTTTTTTAAATGAATAATTTCATTTGGTCTGTCTTCTACATCCCCAATTGGGTTAGGAGTTTCAGTATCTCCAAAATTTCTAAAAAATACAGCCTTGCCATAAAGAAGTTGCATAAACCCATCACGGAGTCTTCTCACACGCATTGTCTTGGCAGGGATATGCCCAATATACCCAATGTCTCCGCCAGTTGTTCTGCCTATTTCAATATAGCCATTTCCTGTTGCTTCTAAATCTGTATATACCTTGATCAACGTTTCTGTAAATGTATCTTCATCATTAGTTGAGTCCAACCAGTCTTGAAGATCTTGCTTAAGCTTATTTAATTTTCTACGAGCTCTTTCTAGTTGCTTATCATCTGTTATAGCATCTATAGCATCATTAGTTTTTCTTGTTTCCATAAATGAATATCCAAGACCAACAATGTTTGCTACCTTAGCATTAATAGCAGCATAGTTATATGTAGAAACTTCATAAATTTGTGATAGATATTCTAGATTATAAATTGGCTGAACAAGGTCGAACATTGCATAGCCAGTAACGGCTTGCTGCAAAAGGTTTTGTTGTGTAGCCGCACCATCTTTGCCAGTAAAAGATTTTGCAAAGTCTCTGTTGACTTTTCTTTTAAAGTTTGTGCCAAGCCCTCTTACTTTTTTAAGTTCGTCAATGCCTATTGCAAATGGATCAATATGTTCTTTTTCTTTTTTAAAAGAAAATAGGTCTGAACTATTTTTTACAGAAACTTCATATGTATCTTCTGGCTCGTCTTCTAGAAACTGCGTCATTTGACAGCTCCCCCTCTTAATACTGAATCTTTATATTCGCCAATATCAAGTGGGTCTGGGGTTAGCCCCCACTTAAGTCTCTGGTTTTGATGCTCAAACTCTTCATCATCAATTTTTCTTCTACCAGACAAAAATTTAGGCTGACCTTCATAAATGCCATAGTGTCTTACTGCATCTGCAAGGGCGGCCATTCTAGAACGATTGCCTTTTTTAGATGTTATAGAAAGAAAGTTACCATCGTCATCGCCAATCCAGCGTCCATCTGGCATTTCCCATACGTAAATTCCGAGTGTTGTTTCCTCGATGATCTGACTTTTTTGATTTAAGATGTCCATATGTTAAATAGTTTACCATTAGTATTGATAAAAGTCCAGTTTATGGACTAGGCAAATACAACTTTTAAAGATCTATGCACCCTACTCGTCCAAAGATCTCAAGAAATACGGAGTTCCCGACAGACCAGTTGCACTTTCTGATATCTGAATTCTAGTTTCTTCAACGGAATATACGTTATCTGAGCAATAAAGGCTATAATTATCTTGCACATCACTTAATGTAAATGGGTTTTCATAAAAAGCGATATTGCTATATGTATTATCCGTGCCATAATTTAGCCCATCTTGGCTTTGATTAAACTTTATATTTGTAGCTGCTGAATCCAATACCAATACTATATGGTGAAATATTTTATCTAATAAAAATGCAGATATATTTGTCGCATTTGTCCTATTAATACCATTTACATATATTGCACTAATTCCATTTTTTGATATCACCCCGCTATCACTCCATTGAAAATAGGATGAGTCAGAGGAGTATAAAACATTTTTGCCAGCGCTTGGTGCAAATATCATCTCGACTGTTCTAGGGCTAATTGAAACATCTGCTGAAAACCCATGCCCTTCATACATCGAAAGCCCATTGTTTTTATTTTGCATTCTAATTGGATAATTATAGTACCCTAAAGAATAATCATAATCTGAATAGATTCTGCCGCCTGAATTATCTGAATAAAAATCTTTGTTTGAGTACATATCAATTTCTAAGCTGTCAAAATATGGGAGATCAAATGATGAGTCCAGTGTTGTCATTGTAACTCTTATATCCAATATAGGACTACTTAAGTTTTGATTTTTGTTATAGTATGGAAGGGGGTAATGATTCTTGCATACTACCCAATCTTCTCCTGGCACAGAAACCTCAACCATTATATTGTCTACATCTTGACCATAAGAAATTCTAGATGAAACAATATTTTCTGGATTAGGTACATAAATTCTTTCTTCAAAGATAAAAGTTTTTTCTTCAACTGATTCTGTCTGCTCAAATTCAATTCTATTATATTTTGAATTATAGTATGCATCCGCTACTACAATTTGGTCTAAAGATTTTATTCCAGGGTATCTATATGATATATCTGGCTTAAT